TTTTTTTTTTTTTTTTTTTTTTTTTTTTTTTTTTTTTTTTTTTTTTTTTTTTTTTTTTTTTTTTTTTTTTTTTTTTATTTTTTTTTTTTTTTTTTTTTTGAAGTTTTTTTATTTTTTTTTTTTTTTTTTGATGGATCAATTATGGGATTTAGGGTTTTTATTTCATTTGAATTTAGTTTATTTGAAACAAGAATACTATCAAGAAAAAGAATACATTTATTTTTATTAGTAAAATGTGAGGGAATAAATCCTAATCTATGGAAAAGATCAAAGATCTTAATTGAATTTCCATAATTATTTAAATTAATTAGGTAGATTATATTAAATGGTTTTAATAAATTTTCTGAAATTTGGGGATTTATGTGATTATCTATTAAAAGATTGTAATAATGTAATCCTAATAAATTATTTTCTTTAATATTTTGTGAACGTGAAAATGGATTATTAGATAAATGTTTTTGTTTTTGTGTGTTTTTTTTTTTTTTTTTTTTTTTTTTTTTAAACCCTTTTTTTTATAATTTTTTTTTTTTTTTTTTTTTTTTTTTTTTAATTTTTTTTTTTTTTTTTTTTTTTTTTTTTTTTTTTTTTTTGTATTTGGACAAAACCCATATTTTAATAAATTTTTTTTTTCATCTACTTGGGTTGCACAAATTTTTCCGCTTTTAGTATTTATACAATTATTATATGTTTTAGATTTATAAATGAAGGGAAAAATACAGGGTCCTGATTTTATTTTTTTGGATACTTTGATTTTATTGTCTTGATCTATGTTTGTTGCAATTATTTTTTTTTTTTTTTTAAGTGATTTTGGCATGAATTGAAATCTATATTATTATTACAATATAAAATTAGAAGATTATAAATAATTAGAAAAATAATATATTTTTTTTTTTGATTCCATTAAAAATATATTTTTTTCTAATAATAGAACTTATTTCGTTAATATTTGCTAAAAAGATTCTATTAAAATCATTTAGAAATTTTTTTTTTTTTTTATTAACAGGAAATGAATTATATTGTAAACCAAAATCAATATGAAATGTACTATCTTTTTTTAGTTTATAAGTTTTAGAATTTGAAATAAACTCTAATACTCCATTATTATCAAATTCAGAATTTAACATACCATAATCTTGTAAATAGATTCCGTCATATTTATCGTCATTGTCAAGATAATATTTTACAATATCTTTTTTACTCTTTCTATTAATAATGATAGGTATTGCTCCTTCTTTTTTTAATGATTCCATATTTGGATGACTTGGTGAAATTACAATTTTTTTATTTTTGATACCACCTATAAATCTAGGTTCATGTTTGTAAAAGTGAATGGTTTTACCAATTACTTGAGAATAAATAAATACAAATATAAAATAAATAAAAAGAACGATTAATAGATTTACAGATACATTTATTATATTACTTTCATCTAATTGATTAACTAAGCCACCGTTTTGTCCTAAAAAGGCTGAAGAGACGCTATATATTTTTTTGGTTGATTTTGATCTAGTATCTGAGATATATAATAGAAATGCAAAAAATATAGAAAATATGATTAATAAAATTATCCATGGAAGTGTACTTTTTATGAAATATGAAATATAGTTATCTTGAATTTTTTCCTTTACACGATAGAAAATATTTGGTTCTGACAGAAATATAGGATAAATAAAGTTTACCAAATTTTTTCTTTTTTTTGTGATATTTATGAGTGAAGTACTAGTATCATATTTTTGATTTTTAATATCATTTATTAAAATGTTATGATCATAATTTTTAATATAAATATAATTGAAATCATATTGGGGTAGTTTTTTCTCAATATATTTCCATACAAGTAAAAGAATTTTATAATCATATGTATTGGTTACAATTGCTATATTAATAATTTCTTTTTTATTCATATTATTTTATTATTAATAATAAGAAAATATAATTAATAATAAGAAAATATAATTAATTATAAAATAATATGAATTAAAAAAATAATAACAAAAATAAAAAGATTAGCAAATAGTTGAACTTTCTTTTCCTGGATAATAAAAATATTGATTACAAATTTTATTCATTCTACCATCTTCCCTTAGATCTATTAAAATGGAATCAATATCATCTTTTAAAAATACTTTTGATTTGTTTATAGGAAATGCACAGGGTTCGTTTTCTAAATAAAGAGTTGATACTTTAAGATCATCATCCCCATAATAAATAGGATCAACAAATTGGTTACCTGGTATAAAACCAGATATTTTTTTTTCATTCTTATTCAAATAATCTGATAATAAATTATTATTAGACATAACCGGGATTCCACCATTTTTTTTAACAATTTGTGCAGATCGAGGACCTCTTACCAATATTCTTTTATCCTTTAGAGTATATTCAAGTACATTTGAGTTTTCCATAAAATCCAAACTTGTTGACGTTGATAATGAATAAAAATAAAGATTAATAAGTAAAACAATACATAAAATTAATATACGAGAAAAATAAACAAACTTCTTATTATCTGTTCTATAGTCGAAAATTAGTCCATTTGTTTGTCCAAATACGGATACGATTGCATTATAAAAAATTCTGATTTTACTGTTTTCTTTTCCAATCGGAAAAAATAAAATTAAAATGATTCCGAATAGGGAACCTAAAAAAATGAAAAAGATGAATGGTTTTTTCCATGAATCTAATAATTTTTTAAATAATTCTATATAATTAATTTCAGTATTTTCTCTTTTATTGTATATTAATTTTAATTGTTTTAGATAAATAGGATAAGAAAATAATATATTTTTTTTTGAAAAATGTTTAATCCATATTCCGGAAACTAAAATGTCCAATTTCTTTTCCTCAATTAAATTTACTAATTTTTCCCAATCATGATTTTTATTTTTAATATCAATAATAATTTCTGAAAATTTATAATTTTTATTTTTTTTTTTTAGTTGTAATTTTATAAATTTCCATAGTTCTAAAATAAAACCTGTATATTCTCCTGATAAAGAATAAAAAGATTCAGGATATTGATCAATTATAATTCCACATTTTATTGTGTAATCCATTTTATTTATAATATTATTATGATAAACTAATATTATTTTTTGAATTATTTGTTATAATTTCATATTTAAAAAAGTTATAAACTTTGTATAACTTTTCAATATTTTCAAATGAATCTAAATCAAAATTTCTTTTTATTGGACAAAAAGGATAAATATATTTATCACAAATATTAAAATTGAATTTATTGTGAAATTTTATAAAACTCTTCCGATATAATTCACGTATAGAACTATTAATTCCTAATAATTTATTTGATGTTAATGAATTAGATTTTCCAATTTTGTTGCATTCCATTAATCGATCTAAACATGTATATAGATACTCTTTAATCACGTAAATCTTTATTTTGAATAAATCTATTCTTCTACGAAATTCACTATCAGCTCCAATCCTAACATTATCAAAATATCCAATTTTATTGATTATATTTCTATTTATACAAAGTGTAATTTCAGCAGGCTTGAGTTTATTATTACCACGAGAATAAAATAAAGATAATGTTCCACCATATGAATTATTATTCAAAAGAAATAATACTTGTTTTTCTATACGGGTCGAGATTGAGTAATCATCTGAATCATTAAATAAAATGTATGTTCCTTTAGATTCTTTTATTCCAATATTTTTTGATATATAGGTTCCATAATTTTTATGATTTCTTATTAATGTAATCCTTTCATCAAATTCTGATATTTCTTTAATTATTTCTATTGTATTATCTTTACTATTATCATCTATAACAATTAATTCTAAATTTGTATAAGTTTGATTAAGTATTGATTGAATCGAAGAATAAATATATTTTTCTGAATTAAAGCATGTCATAATTATTGATATCAATGGTAATATATTCTTGTGATTCATTGTATAAAAAATATTAGTTTTTTCGAGTTTAAATGAATTACCGAACGATTCCAGATCCCAACGAAAAATCTTGCTAATTTTATATTGATCCCTTGGTTTTCGACAATCACTCATTCTTACATCAGCAATGATTAAATTAGGATAAATAACAAAACATTGATCTTTATATATTTTTTGTATAGTTCTTAAAGGACCACTATCAAATGGGGCATTGAATTTATTAATTTCATTTAAAAGTTCATCATAAATGCTGTTATCGATTCCAACAGCAAAAGCTCCATCACAGGTTCCATTAGGTAAATAATATTTATATTTATGAGTAACATTTTGCCAATTTCTCTGACTTCCACCAAAATATAATAATTTCCAATTTTTTGGTATGTATGAATTTATGAAGGTTAAATTTTGATGAAATTTATCATGAAGAATAATATCATCTTGAAATATTAATATGTTTTTGTATTTAAATTTTTTACATTTAATTAATAAATTCTTCATTCCTAATAATATCGCATAACTTCCTGAAGAAGGAATAGCTTTTCTTTTATAATATTTATCAAAATGATTCCAAGATTGTTTTTTATATTCATTATATTTAGTTTGAATATCTATATTATTTCCATCTTCTCCATGAAAGATTTCGAAATCATAAATAGAGTGCTGATTTAGTCTATTAATTGTTAAATTTAATTTTTTTTTCCGTCGTGGAAGAGTAAGAATGAAAATTTTATCAAAAATAGTATTTAAAATATTGGAAATATTTTTTTTATTTGTTATTTTATCGCTTCTCATACTTACTTCGTTGGCGTAGAGAATCGACGAGCCGAACGACTCATGGGCACCCACAGGTTCCGACTGAGATTTTTTTGAAATCTCCATGGGAAGAATCTTTGATTCCTCCGACACTACGGCAAAAGCCCTATCAGAATCAATAATAGTTGATGTATAAAGATGATCAACATCATGAGTTAAAATATTTTCTATTTTTTTTTCATTTGATGAATGATCATTATTTTGTTTTAGATTAATTCCAATTTCGTGATTTATGTTTTCTAAATTTTCAATTGATGAAGAAATATTATCTGAGGAATTTGAATTTTTTTTTTTTTTTTCAATAGGTTGAAGTATATGTATTTTCGTATTTTTTTTGACTAAATCTTTTGATGTATAAATATTATATTCATGATGAAGTTGAGTGATATTATAAATTTTTTTTGATAAGGTTTTTATAAATTTTGTACAATCTAAAATAGTGTCTTTTTTAATTTTTTTTTGTAAAGTAAGAACAGAAAGATTAGAATTTGGTCTATCTTTTAAACATCCATAACCTTTAATTGCTGGATTTGTTTTTGTAATTATAATTTTATTTAACCAAATTGGTTGTAATAAATTATTTTTTAGAATATAATTTAGATTTCCAAGAAAAGAATTTGGCTTTTTATTTAATTTCATCCATTTTTTATGATCTGAATGAAAGATAAATGATGATATAAAAATATCATTAGATTTAATATAATTTTTTTGGAATGATAATATTGGTAAAATCAAATATTTACATTTTGTTTTCCAAATTATTATATTATTAGTATTTATATTACGGATGATAGTAATTAATAAATTTAAATGATGAATATTATTAATAATATCATCATCATCTAGTATTAATATCCATCCTTGAGTTATTTTTTCTAAAATAAAATTGATGTATAAATTGAATGAATACTCATTTTTATTTTGATTTTCTTCTTTTTTCAAAAAAAAGATATTTTTTTGAATCCCTAGATTCTTAACATATTTTAATGTATTTAGTGTATCTACTGTGATAAAAAGTTTTATATTTTTATATGTTTGATTCAATATTGTAAAATAACATTGTTTAAAATAATTTTTTCGTTCGCTAGTACGTATAATGATATTAATAAGTGGATTTTCAATTTTAAAATATTTATTTTCTTTTTTAATGATATCACTATATGACATTATATAAAATGTAAATAATTTTTTATTATTTGTATGAACATATTCTAATTAAATTTTAGAGTAATGGATGAAATATCACCAGAGTTTTTATTAAATTCTTTACTATTACCCCATGGTGGTGTATTAGCCATACCATTAGGAACATTATTATTATTATTTTTATTATTATTATTCGTATTTGAATTGTTGTTTGTATTTGAATTGCTGGTTGTATTAGAATTATTGTTATTATTATTTGTGCTAATATTATTATTATTATTCATATTTGAACTATTATTAATATTGGTATTTAAATTATTATTATTTGTATTATTTGTATTAGATGTAATATTTGAATTTGATGAGTTAGTTGGAATAATACATTTTGTACTAAATTTATCCTTACATATAACTTTGGAATCATTTATTGTTCCATAACAGCATGATTCGAAACCGCCTGGTCTTGTGTTGCATCCAGTACCACCACATTGACCACAAGATTTAGCACAACAAATTTTTCCACTAGAATCTTTAATGCCATTAAAGCACCAGTCACTATCAGAATTTGATGATGTATTGGCTGATGTTGTATTAGTATAGTTACTACCATTTGGATTATTATAGGAATAATTGCAATTTGCGACATTTTGATCTTCAATAGTTCTTCCATTGTTTTGTGCATTATTGATTTGTGATTGTGATTGATCAAATCCCCATTTTTTGAATTCTTGACCGTTACACATAGCCCAAACAGTTCCGTTTCGAAATTCGCATTTTGGTATAGTACCGTTTGAACATAATTTACTATTTTGACTTTGTGTACCATCTAGACCAAGAGTGATAGGTGCATCAACGCACATTTCCGCACATTTTTCAGGGGTAAGACAGGGAGGTGGACATTTTTCTATAGGATAGTATGGCGCTGTTTTTTCAATTTCATCTTGTGCTTCTTGTCCTTCTTTAAGTATTTTAGTGGTATCATTAACTTTTTTGATCATAGTGTTTTGTCGTTTTTGTATAAGTTCAGATGATTTTTCTAGTTTATTTTCTAATTCTGTTATATTTTTTTGTACAGATTTCAGGTTTGTTTCAAGTTGTGATATTTTCTGAGTATTTAATGCGGAATCATAAAATGATTCCATTACTGAAAAATCGCGTTCATTTTTATTTTGGTTAGATTTCACAATTTGCTGAAAAAGCAATGAAAGGAAAATTAATATAAATAAAATTATGGATAATAATATAATATTCATTAATATTTATAATATATTAATATTTTATATTTAAATTTTTTTCTATAATTAATTAAAAGGTATGAATCAATCCTATTTTCCAGTCCTAGTAATTTTTTTAGTAATAATATTAATTATGACTTTAACTAAGAATATGAACCCACCTTCTAAGAATATTTTAGAAAGTCATCTACCCTACTATTTTAATCATATTCCAAAGACTGCAGGAACAACAATTAAAGAATGGTTATGGGATAATTCTCCCGGTTCAATTTATGATAATCTACCATGCAAAACAAAATATGGAAGGATGGCAAGAACAAATGCACATTGTAACTCTATACCAAAAGATCTTTTATCATTTTGTGTAATTAGAGATCCAGTAGATCGAGCTATTTCGACATACAATATGAGAAATAGAAAAAATAAATTTTGTAATCCTAATCACGCCGATTTTTGGATAAAACGAATGGTAAGATATGGAGATATTGATCGACATGAGATACCTCAATCAAAATATAAATGCAAAAAAAAATTATGTTTTGATAATTTAGGTAAAGAATTTGCCGAATTGGTAAATAAAAATGGAGGGAATTTTAAAGGATTCGATTCACTAAAGGATTATGGATCTAGTAATCATTATGGAAAATGCAGAAAAGACGATCTAAATAAGGAGACTATAAATTACATCAATAAAAAATATAAAGATGATTTAGCTTTATATAATGAAGTTTGTAAAAAAAAAAAATAAATTAATGTCTCATTTAAACTTTCATGTAAAATTTATTTTGTAATCATGTAAATATAGATGATAAAAAAAAAAAAAAAAAATCATCCTATGTTATGTTTGTGTATAAAACATGACTGGATTAAGTTACCATATGGTAATAATCATTATTATTATTGTAAAATTACAGGGAAGAGATCCAAAGTAGGGTGTAATAAACCCAACAATATAGATATTTTAAAAATATTGGATCCCAAAAAAAAATATAAAAATAATAATATTCGTGGACAATTTATATGTAAAGATATCACCACATTAAATTGTTATTATTCAAATTGTATAGAAATTGACAATGATTGTTCTAAAGATAAAATTAATAACAAATACGATAATTACGATCTATATGATTATAATGATAATCATTATAGTGATAAATCAAAACATTTTTATAGATCATATCCAAAATATAAAACTAAACCTAAACCTGAACCTGAACCTGAACCTGAACCTGAACCTGAACCTGAACCTGAACCTGAACCTGAACCTGAACCTGAACCTGAACCTGAACCTGAAACCGAACCTGAACCTGAACCTGAACCTGAAACCGAACCAGAGCCAAAACCAGAACCAGAACCAGAGCCAGAGCCAGAACCAGAACCAGCGCAAGATAAAAAGAATTATCATATTAATTATCAAAAAATCAATGAATATGAAGAAAATCCATTAATTAAAATAATATTATGTGGTTTGGCTATATTTTTATTAAGAGAAACAATATGTAAATAAAAATATTTATGTGATTTTTTTAACTATTATATAAAATTTAGTCTTTAATATTTGAATGATTATTAATTATTTAAATAATAAATGAAATAGTAATTTTTTAAATAAAATAATTGAAAAAATAATAAATTATATTTTTGCTGTATAAAATGGATTTTTGATCTCAAGTGTATTATAATAATATTTACTTTCTTGTTCTCTAGGTTTAACATAAACAGGAGGTCTATATCTCAGACTACATGGTTTCAAAACAAGACTATTATATCTAAATTTTGATCGATAGACAGACATATTATTATCAATTTTGGACCAATTCATACATACAAATTGACAACCTTGGGTCCATGGTATGAGTGGATTATAATTTTTGATTTCATCATTATTATTTTTTGGATAAACAATGGTTAGGTTTCTTCGATTAAAATCTATAGTTGAATTAACGTCATAAGATGGAGCCCCTACCTCAAATTCTCTATCATTATAGGATCTTAGGAAAGGATTAGAATTGGAGCAATTGACAAATTCTTCTAATTTTGTTTTTCTGAATTCTTCAATTGGATTACATAAAATCACAATTTTTTGTGCTAAGTCTACGATAGGTATACGTGAAATCGAATTTTTTTGATAAGTATATCTTTTAGATAATAGATGGCGGTTAAAGATTCTGTGAATAATTGCTGCAACTTTATTAACTATATATACATTACGTTGAGTATGTAGTCTTAGATTAAGAAAAACTGGATCTTCTTTGTTTAAAACACAATTTTCGGACCATGCACAACGAGCTATTTCAGTGCAACAATCTTCAAATGTCACATAATTATACATTTTATTTCGCAATCCAGGCATGGCAGCTTCGGTAACAACAGGAACCATATTTTCTTGTAAACATTGAAAACCATTATTCCAAATGTCCAGATCAATAAATCTACAGCCTCCCCTAAGTAATTTTGATATGGCAGATGCGCTAACATAATCTTTTTTTAAATCGCTAATAATATATGATTTGTAACTGCTAGAAACGTAGAAATCACACAATCTGTAGGGTAGTAAAACTCCTTCACATGATGATTCATATGTTATATTACCATTTGAATTATATTTTATTGTGCTTTGATATTCACTATTCTGGCTAACATCCGCATCTTGAAAACATATAGTACAGCTTCTTAAGCCATTATCTCTTGCATAATCTTCATAAATATTAAATTTTTGTAATTCTCTTGGTATTCTACGGGATGGCCAATATTTTATGTATTTATAGATTGCATATGCGAGTAAAATTAGAATAGCAATATAAGGCCAAAAGTCAATAATTAATTTCTTTATTCTTTTGGAACGTTCGCTAGCAATTTGTTTTAGGGATTTGGTATTTACCTTAAGAGTATTTGATCCGCAGTCGCACGCTTCACCACCACCGACTAAATAATATAAAATTTTTTTTTTTTTCATTTATAAAATGTTTATTTATATTGATAATTAGATTTTTTTTTAGTAAAAAAGTCATAATTATGACAAGGTTTTAAAAATATCTAAATGTTATTATTAAATCTAAAATAAAGTAATTTTATTATATGATCATATTATCTATTTTATATTTATATTGTTTTCTTGTTAAATTTTTAAAATCAAACATTGTACTATTTTTTTTTGATTTATGATTTGTTTGATATTTTTCAAATAGACCACAATACATCGGATTTTCAGGAAAAGTATTACCATTCCATTCCCAAATATTAATTATTCTATCTTTATATAATTTATGTAAATAATTATTAATTGGAGTATGGATTCCATTTTTTTTTATATAGTAAAGTATTGTTTGAGCTGCATCTTTAGAAAATATGATTTGTCCAGTTCCTAAATGTTTAACTTTACGTAATTTCCATTTATTTTTATTTTTACAATCATTTTTTGTATTAAGATACGAAAGTAAATAGATATCGTTACCTTTTTTAGGCAAATTTTTAAGAGCTACTTTTAATTGATTATCAAATAATTTTTTATTTGAGTTTATTTGAGTATCATCTTCAAACCATACGCTATATTTTTTTTTTTGTACTAATTTTAGAAATTTAATAAAACTTGCTGTACGTCCATATTCGCCAGGTTTTAAATCAAAGAGATGGCTTCTTTTATGTATATATGGATAAAAAGTTTTAATTTTTTTCTTATCTTTTTCAAAATGTAGAGCATTTAAAATATTTGGTTTTTTTATAAAATGTTTTGTATGATGTATGAAATTTTTCAATCTTTTTTTTGATTTTTGGTTATTTAATGAAACGACATAAGAATGATTTAAAATAGTATTATATTTATTGTTAAAAAATTCTTTTTTAGTAGCATTAGTAAAAAGGAAATCATTAATCATCAACATTATGAAAAGAATAAAAAATGTGATGAGAAAAAATATAAAAATATCGATTAAATATTTATATTTATTTAAAATATTAAGTAGACTAATGTCTTGTTTACAAGAATCCATTAATAATGATTTAGAAAAAAAAGGCGAGTATAAAATTTATTTATTTTTTCTTAATATAAAAAAAAACATATATTAGATGAATAATAATAGTTTAATTTTAATTAATAATCGTTCTAATAATACAGGATCAAATTTATCAATTCGAAAAAATTATTTGGATCAACAATGTTTTAATTTTAGAGAAAATAAAAATAAAATTAGAGAAATTAATAATGAAATTATTACTACTATAGAAAAGGAAACAATAAATGAAAAAAAAGAAATAGAAAATGCAATAAAAAAATTGGAAGATAAAGTAGAAAAATTATTAGATAAAGATATTATGAAAAAAAAAAAAAAAAAATAAAAAAAAATAAAAAAAAAAAGAAAAAAATCTAAAAAAAAAGAAAGGAAAAAAATAAAAAAAGACAGGAAAAAAAAAAAAAAAAAAAAAATAAATAAAAAAAAAAAAAAAAAAAAATTTTTTAAAATAAATAAAAAAAAAAAAATAAAAAAAATAAAAAAAATAAATTTTTTTATAAAATAAAATATATAT